AGCTCAGCGAGACAGTCATCAATATATAGTTGTATTTCTGTGTCAAACGTACTGGAAGCTATACGAAGTGCAAGTTTAACTATTGTCAGCATTTTCTAAACCTTTCATATATGCCTCATATTCACTTTCACGATATAGGTGTATTGCAGGATAGCAAGTATCAAGATAAATGTTAAAACCATTACATATTGCCCTAATACAGAAATGTCTATCTTCTCCAAGAAGGGCTTTAACTATGCAAGGAATCCTTTGATATTTAACACCTTTTTCAAGAACACTACGATGGATCAGGAAGCAAGCCCCAGTTCCACCAACAACATAAAGCCCAGGCTTTTTCCATTCTTCAATATCTTCCGGAAAGCTTTGGCATTGGTCAAATTCCCAAGCATTACTCCAATAATTTCCGTCTTTACCTTTAGTCCAAAATACCTCGGCTACAAGTGGTGTTCTTCTAGATAAAAGATGCTGGAGTGTTTCAGGCTGAAGTATAAGGTCTGTATCTACTGAAAAATAGTAATCATAACCTTCGTAGAGTGCTTTACGCAGAAGGATGTCACGCAGCTCACTCATGTGGCTTGTGCCAACGAGATCCCAGTGATGTTCTTCTTCATCGCATTTATATTCCCATCCATAATTCTTCACACAATACTCGTTTTCTTTTAGCATTGGGATAACCTCAGGACAATCATTGACTACCCAAAAGAAATCTACTTCAACGCCTTCAGGAATAATTAGATTGTGGAGTGATTTTAGATGTTCTTTGAATATATGTGGCTTTTGCTTTAATGGGGCCCCTATTAATACTTTCATTTCTTGCCCCTCCTGTATTGTTTTGATACTTCTTCATTAATTGAGAACTTTGCCATGTGACCAACCTTTATTGATGAGTCACAGAATATCTTGTACCCAAGATTCTTCGCTCTAATACAGAAAGATATGTCTTCTCCATATCCTCTCAAAGGTGAAAAGGCATCATGGTATTTCTCTACCACAGCCTTCGCAACATCACACTTCATCAATACAGCTGCCATTCCACAAGCATCGACTTCAAATAGGCTATTTCCTGGATAATTGTCATAACGCTCAGATACACATTCTTTAGGTGTTAAACCTTGTTTTATTGTCTTGTATATACAAGCTTGAAATGGCGGTCTTCTAGCAAAGAAAAGCCCACAAACAATATCGGCTCCGTTGTTTATATCCTTAATCATGCGTTTTAGCATATCTCGGTCAAATACCATATCTGTATCTAACCAAAGAATATAATCAGCCTCTGATGCGATTGCAGCTGTTGTGAGTTTGTTTCGGCTATCGTAAACCAAAGAACTTTCGCTAAAGTTGATTGATACTTCGCCTTCGAGATCCAAATTTACAAGAGATCTTGCAAACATGGTATCTATGGTATCTTGTGCAGGGATTGCAATAAATGTTTTCATAATGTCGGCTCCATTATCTTCGGCTAAAAAGGGGTGGCCCCTGAGTATAGCCGATTACTCAAGGGCCGTTTATTTAGACTAAGCTGTTGTGCTTACGAGTCTAACGATTGCTTCAGGAAGTGCAACCTTTGAATCGAAGGAAGCATAACCTCTGTAAAGAATCTGTGCATTAGCAAATCCTGCTACGTCAGAAGCTTCAACCTGAGGACCTTCGGATAGGTTACCAACAACCTTATTGAAAGCACCAAGATAGAGTGCGTTGTTAGCTGTTGTTACATAGTCATCAACGAGAACTGGGTATCCGAGAATCTTTCCAGCTGCACCGCCTTCGGTATCCTGGATAAAGATTGGCTGACCGGATGATGTTACGATCTGTGCAATCTGACCATAGAGAGTCTTCTTATTTGCAACGAACTTAGCTTCTGCATCATAAGCAGCTGGAAGAAGTGCTACAAGGTCACATACATTCTTGTATGTATAGCTTGCTGCTGTGTTAAGAATCTGATTTGTTCCTGTTGTGTATGTGCAAGCTGCGATTCCGTTTGTAGCATCGTTAAGGATGTAGTTATCAATAGCTCTAGCAATATCACCAGCGAGCATTTCAACGAGCCAACCTTCGAAAGCATCGATTGACATCATCTTTGCAGACTTGGAAATGCCAACGATCTTTGCGAATTCGATAGCTCCAAGAACTACCTTAATTGTTGTATCTTCGGATGTGCTGATTGCAGCGTTTTCTGTGTGCTTTGAAGCAGCATTTCTAACGCCTTCGGTTACGAACTGGAGGTTGCCAGCTACTCTCATAAGAGTAATTTCTGAAAGCATTGGAGCGAGCTTCTTCATCTTTTCGAAGAACTTATCTGCTACGATTGTTGGGATTGCGTTTGTAGCGTAGTCACCAGTCTGAGCAAATCCAGCTCTTTCTTCTACTGTTGTGTTACCCTGAAGGTTTCTGAGCCAAAGGCTTCTGTATTCTTTTGAGTCTAATTCAAACATTGTTCTTTCTTCCTTTTCTTCCATTACGGATTCAATAACTGTTGTTGCTTCGCTTCCTGTTGCAACTGCTTTTCTAATTTCAGCTTTTTCAGCTTCTGCATTTTTACGAGCTTCAATCTCTGCGTTGATAGCTCTAACTTCCTCTAACAGTGCATTTGTATCAGCACCTTCAGCTTCACATTCTGTGCTGATAGCTGCTTTACGCTGTTCGAGGTCTACAAGTGTCATTTCTTTAATTTCCATTACTTTGTTACCTCTGCTAGGATTTTGATGCGGTTTATAGCATCCTGTTTAGCTTTACGTTCTTTTTCAGCCTTTAACAACTCCTGTTTAACCTCGTTGATAACTCCTTCGCCAAGATTTCGTGCTGAAATTACTGTGGCATCATTTGCCGGAATCGAGACTGCCGATACGTCAAATAATTTGCCAATTTTAGTTATTGTGCGTAACACTGTGGTGACATTATTTGTTTTGTCTTCCTGGATGTCACGCTTGTCTTCGGCTACTATAAAGCCAAAGCTCATTTTGTTTGTATAACCACCCTTGATTTCTTCATAGAGCTGTCTGCCAATTTCGGTACCACTTAGATCAGCAGAAATCGCTAAACCATGTTCATCAGGAGTAATTGATAGTGTATTGTTAGATCTTCTCGCAAAGACTCTGCCTTCGTGGTCATATTGCATGATTACGTCTGACATATCGCACTCTGCGAAGGCGTTTGGATCTACTTGTTCAAAAACCCTATAATCACCCATATCATAGAGCAAATAAGGCTCATTGAATGTTGTTGCATATCCTCTAACGATTTTCTCGCTTTCATCAGCATTTACATCCTGAGTCTTGCGATATTCTCTGCCTTGTCCTAGTTTTTCATCTAGCTTTTTATTAAGGTCACTCATTTTGTGCCTCCTCTTTTGTATCTGCGTTGTAGTATTCGCCTCTAATAGGCCTCATATCTCCGCCTTCGATTGGAGCCAAGTTCCATACCTCTCTAGCTTCGTTGAGCGTGAGCATACCTCTGTCAAGAAGTTGAGCAGTCATGTTAAGCTTGTCTGCATTAGTCATATACTGAAGACGATTAGCTGTGGCCATAACTCCAGCACCAAAGCCTTGCTCCTTAGATGTGAATAGCATCCTGGTTAATACTTCTGAAAGCTGAATTGCAAATACTTCTACACAGCCTTCGTAGAATGAAGACCAGGAATCACCGTAGGCCTTATTTTGTAGGATGTCCTCGTTCACTCCGTAATACTCAAATACATTAGCCTTAATTATTGACATCTGTTTATCATCAATGATGAATGGCTTGCTATCAATCTGTTGAATGTTCTTGTAGGTATTAGGCCATAGCAGGAAACCTCCTCCAGTCTGCAAATTCTGTTCTGAGAATCTTTGACGTTCCTTCGCAAGGTCAGTATCGTTCATAAAGTTGTCTATCTGAGCCATAAACCTGAAGCTTGCAGCTGACTTGACACCTTCCTGAATACCTTGATTTTGAATTGCGATTAAATCCATAGTAGATATTAAAGCCCTGTTATCAGTTCCGAAGAAATCTGACTTGTACTGGAATTTTGTTAATATTCCAACCTTGTCAAGCTCCATAGCTTTGTAGTGTCCGTCATCAAAGCCGAATCTGATATATGGATTATTCCTGCTGTCCTTAACAAGTGACCATTCCGAAGGTGCAATCGGATATATTCCGACCGTCTCTCCAGTCACGTTAAGAACTGGCACAATAAAAGCGGTATTTCTAACATCAAGTATTGTTGAAGTCCTATAAAGGAACTGGCTCCATGTTTGCCAACTATTCGGGGCCTTTTCTAAAGACCGTGCAAGTAGTGGTTTCGCACTACCAGTAAATTCAACTTTTAATTTGCTAGTATGTCTTGCCCTGGCATCTATTGCAGCTCTGACAAGCTCGCTTTCATATATGCCTTCACCAAAGTTGTGAAAGATTGGAGTATAGCCATTAAGCATCTTGAAATAAGAGCTTGGGCCATTATCCATCGGTTGTGTACGAGGGAAAATTTTTGAAAAAAGTCCCATTATCGTTTACCTTTCATTTTCGAGTTGTTTCCCCATTTGGTCATAATACTTTTGGCGTACTGTCATGGCATCTAGGAAAGAGGCCACGCCATCGATATGATCCGTAGGAGAAATTTTTACTAAACGGCATCTGCCACTACTTGAATCGTATTGCAGAGCTGAATTTATCAAGTGAACTTTAAGAAGGTCATTGTCACCGATATTTACTTTGCCATCTAGTATTAAGCCTTCGACTTCATGGATAACTGGAGATAGGTTATAACCCTGCCACACGTCATCCGTATGGAAGCCATAATTATTTAGATCCTGCACCAGGTATTGAGCACAATATCGGTCATAGCCTGTCTGCAAAGGATACACATGGTAATCGTTGATTAGGGACCGCATAAATTCAAAGCAGTCCTTATAATCAACACAGTTCTCGCCTGATAACTGAAGGAAGCCTCTTTCGATATACTGCTGATAAGGGAGTCCGTCTCTAGCGGTTGCATCAGCAAGCTTCTCAGCTGGTAAATAAAACTTTGCGAAAACATTAAAAATGCCGTCTCGCTTTATAACGCAAGTAACGGCAGTCAAGTCTGTGGTTTGGGAAAGGTCAATACCACACACGCAATAAGTATCTCTAAAGTCCTCGAGCTTTATTGGATTCTTTTGGCAAGCTTCTATCTTGTGAGCTGGAATCCATGCCAAGCTAGAGTTTTGTTTGATGTTTGCATATTTAGTTAGGAACTCAGCTTTCTTGGAGAGTGAGCCTTCGGCAACGGCTATCTCCTCAAGCAAGTAGTCCACCGAAACGGATACCCCAAGATTAGGGTTTGACTTCCGGAGTTCGTTTATATCATTCCACTTCTCAACATCATCAATGATGTATAGGAAGGGCAATAATCTTTTTTCTTTGGAATTTCCAAGCAGGAATCGAGTGCAGCGTTTAAGCAGCTCATCGTAGATTCCGTCACTGACATATCCTGCGGTACTGCACGAAAGCATTTGGCCTTCGGGTCTAGCACCCATACCTGACTTCAGAACTTCATATTGTTTTAAGCCCTGGTCACCTTGCCAGGAAGCTATCTCATCACAGATAGTGAGGCTTGGGTTGAATCCATCTGACTTCTTGGCACTGAAAGCTATCTTCTTTACAGTCGAGTTCATTCCAGGAACGCATAGATCTGATTGCCTATGTCTTGCCATCATGGAGTCATCGTAGAGCTTCTTGTTGTGAGCATCACGTTCTTCAGTCTGTTTCTTTTGTTCTTGCCAATCCGGATCCAGCTGCACCATCTGCCAAATATCGTTATAGATGATTTCCGCCTGATCCAATTTAGGAGCTATGCAGTAAACCCTTGCACCAAATCCACCATCCTTAATAAAACTGTATTTCCCGACAGCTGCACCGAGTAAAGACTTTCCATTCTTTCTCGCAACTATCAAAACAATCTCACGGAACTGTCTTCGGCCTTCGGAATCTATAATCCCATACATACAAGAGAGTAGGGCTTTCTGCCACACTTCAAGCTTCAGCTCCCCAGGTGCTTTCTCGCCTTCGGTATGGAAACAGTGGTGTTCCACAAAGTCTATTGCATCATTTGCTTTCTTTTGGTCAAAATAAAAGGACCCACTCTCGAGGCCCTTCACAATATGTTCATAAATCAGTCTGATCCATCGGCTAACGCATACCGTTCCGTCCTGAATCTGCTGATAGTATG